ACTGCTCTTTGTAGAGCAATCCTTTGTAGGAGTTGAAACTGTTGTGTGGATTAGACCATTCTTTCATTTTTTGTTTTTAAGGACGCCCCACGCTTTGCCATGAACCAGCGGCGGTAACGTTTTCCGTTGCTATGCAAAGCACATAACTCGAAGACGAGCATATAATAAGCGACCCAGCGGAAAATCCCGTAGTCGGGAGAGTTGCGAATACTCCGCCTATATACATACTTGCGCCCGACCCCGAAGAACTCGATATTTTCACGCCATAAGTGGAATTCGTAGCTACGACCGTATTGCACGTAATGTCGTCCGTAACAGCGAGATCGTCGGTTGCGGCTAAGTCTACTGCCGTGATCGTTCCGCCGTATAAGTCGTTCGTACAGTCGGAATCGTATGGCTCTATCCAGTCTGCCATTGACGCCCCGGATAATGCAAAAATTATTCCGAGAGCGATTAATATTTTTTTCATTTTATACCTCTTATTAATATTCAGGGGAAGGGTTTTTAGGCCCCTCCCCCGATATTTTTATTTACTGATGTGTGGCGAGTATCCTTCCGGCTGACAGATTCAACGCTACGCCTACCATTTTGAATTTATAGGCTACAGTTGAATACATATTCAACGGGTTAGAGGTGTCATTGGCTCCGGGTCTCTTGATTATGATCTCAAAACCCTTACCTTTGCCACCACCGAGTTCTACTGCTCCGTACGCGCCCTTACCGAAAATAAACGAGAGGTCTACTTTCCTTAAGGTTGAAGCGTGCTGAGGCATATTGTTGGAAGCCACAATACGGCATCCTTCAACGGGGGCAACGGCGTCGCCTTTCTTCGCCCAATCAGGGTTAGAATAGCTGAACCATGAAGCAAGAGACGGGTCAGCCGCTAAGTCGCTGATAGAGTTCGTGGGCATTATACCGACAAAGTAACCGTCAGCAAATTCCATCGCGTTGTTCTCACGCAGAGTCTTTACGACTTTACGGATAGCATACCTGCTCATCTTCGCCGAAACGCCAGCTCTAGTCGTCGCCGTTATGGCGTGTACCGCTGAAAGCCTGGTGGCAGAGGTCGCAAATACGATATTGAAACCCCACGACTTGTTCGATTCCGCGGTGTTCGTTCCCGGCCTGAAAGCCGACACAACAGAACTCATCCACGCTGATAATATCTTGGCGTTTATGTTAGACGACAAAGTACCCTTGAATATTGCCAATTTAATGACATTATCTACCGACAATCCGGCAGAGTCTCCAAGGTTCTCGATAGCACCTTTCATAACATCAAGGCTTGAAGTGTATTCAACCAAGTCAGATGTCTTTATACCCCTACCGTATTCTGCTACAGTAGCGGTTACTTTACGGCTTGAGATCGCGGCAAGGGACGGATTTGTACCCTCTCCGAGAGATGCCGTAACGGGATTAAAGTTCGTCCACGCGTTCATTACTATGGTCTTTCCGTCGCCCTTAGCAAGAGAGAACTTTTCAGCGAACTGATAAAGTTTTGCTTTTGCAACAAGTCTCGGAAGAGCCGTTCTTTCAAATTTAGTAGCTATTAGATTATCTAGCGTACTAGTTGTGCTTAGTGTATCTGACATTATATTTTTCCTTTATTATTATACCTGTATTTCTCTTTGTAGCCGTCTTATTTCCGCGTCAAGGTCTTCTTCCGAAGCTGACCGCGGATTAAAAGCCTGTTGTTTCTTGGGCGGGTTCTTGTTAGAACCTTCCACAGGAGCAGGCTTATTTATTTTAGGTTGGGCTACTGGTTGAGCAACAGACTTAACTACTCTTCCCTTAGCTACAAAATAGGCATCCTCCAGGCAACCAGGGTCAACCTTTCCAAAGGCATCCAAGTACCTGTGTGGTTTTTCCTGTATTACCTTTTGCATTTCTGCTTGTACTTCGGGCGTGTTAAAGTCTGCTGTTGTCGGATGACTTGAAAGACGCATTATCTCGTTCTTAAATACGATGTCCCTATTTTGTTCCTGATAGGGTTTCATCATAAGTTCAACAATTTTGGCAACCGTTCCAACCGAATCTTTATCTACATTGTTCTGAAACCACTCATTAGCTATCCTTTTAGCTTCGTCGGGATCGCTAGGTGGCGTTGGCGGTAAGTCAGAGCCTGGTTGATATGTTTGCTGAGGTTTCTTTAAGGCAGATATTTCTTGAGCTTGCGCGTGCATTTTCTTGACCAAATGGTCATAGGAATTTGCCAAGTCGTCGGGTGTCTTAAAACCCGCTTTCTGTTGCACCTTCTCAAAGGTTACCTTATCGTCTTTCTTGTCGTCCTTCTTTTCCGTAACAGTTTCGATTTTTTGTTCAGGTTCCTGTTTCGGCTCACTTTTTTCCTGTTCAACGGGCTTGTCCTCTACCACAGGCTCTTGAGGGGCTTCTTCCTTTTTTACTTCTTCAACCTTGTCCTCTACAGGGGGTTGTGATAGCTTTTTGGCTGTGTCCGCTATTGCCCGGTCTAACTGACCGTCGTCCATCGCTTCCCCAGGGTTAACATCGGGCTTTACCATTTCGCCATCTTTTACTATTTCTTCCATAGCATCTCCTTGAACCGCCCTTATTCGGGTTGTGGTTCGTCTACCCCCTCATTTATTTTATTATCAATAACATCTTGGGAATATTCAATGCCGTCAAGTTTTCCGCATAACTTACCATAACTAACATCACTTCTTCTGGAGTCTCTTAATTTTGAGTATATTCTGTCAAACTCATCTTTTAAAAGAGATTTATATAATGTCCATCCCTCGTGTCTTACGAGAGATTCAAGTAAGTCTAATTCAGTTTTGTTCATTCTATCCTATACTCTGTCTTGCGGAGGAATGCCAGGACTTACAGGGGGGACTCCCGGAGTCCCGGCTATCTCTCCACCTACCATATTCTGGCTACCGCCCATTCCCGGTGTCTTAACGCCTTTATCGCCCGGTATGGGTTGTCCTAAAGCCTGTCCTACCATCTGTATAGCCATCTGTCCCGCGAGCTGTTCTATCTCGCTCATTTCCTTTTCTGTCCTGATTATCTCGTCAGGAGTGTCCCCGATCTCCAAGGCTCCGTATATCTTCTTAAGTAATTCGGCTTCTTTAAGTCTTGGATTGCCTTTCATTATATTTAGGAACTGGATAAGTCTTAGAGACTTCTGACCTTTATTCTCCATTGTAAATATGCCGGCAGGTATAAGGTCGTAACTACGCCTTACGACTTCCGGCGAGACTTTTGTCCATCCCTGCCCGTACTGACCGACTATTCTGACCTCTTCTTCTTCTTCAAGGAACTGATAGTCTAACTGATAATAAAATTTAAGAACTTCTTTAAAGACATTGTTTTCAAGGTTTCTAGCAATAGACATGAACCTTTCGCCCGAAGCTCTTTGTAGCATGGCCATACCAGATGCGGTGTCTGCCTGGGACGGGTCTGATATGCCCATAGTGATGTTCGTAACTCCCGAAGCCTCTTGCGCCCATCTTTCCATATCAGCTATGTGTCTAAAGGTGTTCCCAGAGTAGTCAGGTATATCCATAAATCTTAATGAAGCGTCTATTTCTTCGTCAGTACCAAAAGCACCGCCAGGTTTAAGCGTAAGTTTCTTTGGGTTGACTCCCGCGCTTTTCTTGTATATCACTGGTCTGTTAAGGGCGAAACTTATATTGTCGTTCCTCTGATTGAATATCTCGTTTATGTTATCTTGTAAACCTTCAAGTAATTCTGGAATACCTATTCCGTAAAAATCATTCTCAACGGGAATGTATGTACCTTTTACAAAAGGGTTCATCTGATGCCAAAAGGGGTTTTCGGTGTTTCGTATAAGATGCCTTCCGTTAGCCACAACAATACACGAAGGGACTAGTTGTGTCTTACCGTAAACCTTCCTTTCAGCAAGACCCCACCTTTCAAAGAGTTCTACATTACCTTCGTCTTTCTGCCTTTTAACCATAGGGTCAGCGTCCCTGCCTATGGCGGTAGATATGTCTTCTCTCGTATCGTTATGTTCGGTGGTGTCGGACTCTTCTATGTTAAGTATCTCTTTTGTGTATATGTCAGGGTAGGCTTCGTGCATCTTTAATAGGTAGTCTTTACTTCTGAATGTCCTGTGTATGATCCATCCGTCTTGTACTTCGCACGCGCTTGGGTCAGGGAAGATGTCTATTAAGTTGCAGGGTATGAACCTCGGATAGCCGTAAATCTTTTTGTCTTTAACTTCGGGAAAGTTGCCTAAAAATCTTTGACCTAACTCCATTCCGAATATAGAAAGTATAGGTTCCGTCTTAGGCGTCCATTCGGTAACCTGCTGAAATTTTGTGTCCCAAACGACCTTACCGACACCTGTACCGTAAATACATATTGACCTTAAAAATTCCTGGAAGACTTTAAAAAATCCCGATTCTTCTAATTGGTATTGTAACAAAGACTGCATTATTCTGGCTTGGTCAACATCGCCGGACTCTTTGGGTTTTACCTGAAAGGCGGGGTTAACGGACAGCATGACGCCGACAAGGTTAGACAATGCCGCTTCTACCTTAGACATCGTTAAAGGAATGTGCTTATTAGACATCCAGGTGTAAGGCTTCTTCTTAGAGACTCCTCTATATTGGTCGTGCCATGCCTGCCATTCGTCGTAATAATTAGAAGACCTAAGGAACTGTTCAGAGTCTAACTGGTTCTCGTTCACAAGGTCAAGATATTTTGTGTCTTCTGACTTTTTAATTATTTCCACTTTATCCTCTTAGTTATGTTCATACCAGTTCGGCTTTTCTTCCTCTTCGCCGTACATCTCTTCTTCTACCGAATATCTGGGATTGGACATTAATGCATACCTTAACGCGTCTAAACAGTCGTCATTTATTTTAACAACATCGTTGGATTTGCCGTTCTCTGATCCGTGATAACTTCTCCATCTATATCTTAGAAATTCTTTTATCAGGTTGTAACATGAATTGAATATGAATAGGGTCGGTCTTTTAGATGCGGGGTTGTCTAGTAATAACTGTTTAATTTTGTTTATGCCTGCCTGTTTGTCTGTTCTTAATGCGCGGGTTACTATACCGTTATTGTGATATTCTTTTCGGTTGGTCAGTCCCGTCTGGGGGTCTCTTGATTCCGTGGCAGGGTCTATCGCTGACCACCATATCCTGTCTCCCCCGGTAATTGACCTTATAGCTTCGCAGTT